TATGAGTCATAGCGCTTAAGCAATGCTCTCAACGACTTGATCTCTTCTCCAAAATAAACCATGGAGTTTTGTGGGACATCGGTGGCAGCCATTTCGTTGACAACTTCTTCCTGAATAGGTTTAGAAGCTTCTTCGGTGGCTTCACCATCGGCAGCCTCATCAGTTTCAGCACCAGACTGTGGCTTAAATTTCTCCTCACTATCTCTCATTGTCCTAATTTGCTGGACATGATGAACTTCTTGTAAAAGTTCTGTAATGGAAGTAATTAAAGCAACAAGCATGGTAGCTCGAATCATTAAAGACTTAGTTGAGATCTTATTCAAATCTCGTGCACGAGTAATTTGATCATCAATTAAGAGACCAACCTCGGCTATTTCCCCAATCGCCTCAAAATCCTCATCTGGATCAGTATCAGCACTATAAGAGCTGACATCCCAGTTAGGAGGAATAAAAGGCGAACGAGTTGAGGCTGTTTCAACACCAGACTGAGGATAAAAAGTATAATCATCAATCTTGTCTGCTGGAACAGCAAACTCTAAATCATCACCCCCCTTGACGAACGTATTAACTTCAATTGAAGATACGTCATCACTTGGTGATGTAAGTTCGTTAACAACGAATACAGACAGAGTTCCATTGATTTTAGTAAAATCTGAAACCACTCGTGGAGTTGCTCGAAAAGGAACACTCGACGAAACACAATTGGAACACTGTAACCAACCATACGGCGAACCCCAACCGATTTCGACCGTAAAATCTTTGTTTTCGGCAATATCGATAATTGTAGTATAGTTAGTGTTGTACTCATCAGTAACTTGGAAGACGGGATCGTAAACAATCTTGAGACGCCCCTTGTGAAAAGAGGAGCCAACAACTTGAAAACGAAACTTAATACTTCCACGCCAATAGTCAAACAAATTGGCAATATAACACATAGGAGTACAATGAATCTCTGTGTCCAAGACAGTATCATAAAGAACCGGCGTAACATCATACTGAACCAGAAGAGTCTCTGGTGCAGATTCATTAGACCAAGTAAAACTATTAAGATACGATTCTCGGGTGACAATTGACTTAATAGCCATCTCATCAACGTCACTGAGACCCGTTGTACGAGGATCAACACAAAGCTCTTGCTTCGCATCAACGGCGAGCTTATTAGTATAATCTTCAGTATTAGTGACAGACATATTATAAGCACCATTGTTAGCGATGGCACGAGGGGGATCCAGTTGACAAGGAGCACAATATCCAAATAAGCGAGCAATATCTGCCATACCCCCGGCAGCAATACTCGTAGCACGAGCGTATTTACCGATAATCGGCGCCTTCTCGACAGACTTTGCCATTCGAGCAACAACTGATGCTGGGTAAGAAATAGGTCCATCACCATATTCATCACCAGCTTGCGGTTCGAATTCATCATCTTCTTCGTCGAGGGCTTCAGCGATCGATAAAAGGACTTGAAAATAATCCGATATGGTCTGTTCAACAGACTCATTCGGTTCTTTTTCTTCACCACTTTGCGGATCATACTTGTTAGGCAACTTCTTCTTATTGGGGCCAAGAAGTTGTTGCTGAGCCTCAGTTCCCTTAAGATTGGGATCCGGGACCTCAGGTATGGTATAAAGTGGCGCCGGCTCGCGCCAGGCTGCAGAATCACCATCGTGATCTGCATTTTTGTAGAAAGTGTTGGCCTCCGGATTACGAGGATTCGGGGGCCTCCGCTTTCGCTGTTTGCGCATTAACGGCGCAGGAGCTGGAATGGGAGGAACATCAAGAGGTACAAATGTTCCATCACCTGTGATACTCGATAAGAAAAGAGTTTCACGTACAGGCATACGCACATTCTTAAGACTACGAATAAACTTGGCACGAGCAGAATCATCAGGAAAAACATAACCATCAACAGTTTTAGCAGTTGCTTTTAAAAGAACAAGTATCTGCTCTGGAGTATGGCATGAATCAACTAATTCAACTGCCCAACCAGGACATTGAGCCTCAAGATTGAGCAATGACTGAATTTCCATATCAGTCTCAACACCAGACTGTGGCGTGAGAGCAGTGGGGTCATAAGACGTGAGCCCACTAAGTTCAACATCCGTCATCCATGCAAAAACAGAAATAGAAACAATATCTGTTCCACCATTTGCATGTTGAAGAACGTTAATACTTTTAACATAAACTTCACCCATTTCATTCCAATCTTCTTGTGGAATACTCATCGCATCCTTATAAAAGAAAAATGGAAGGACAAGTTCTCCACCTTGAGAATGAGTGGGATCTACATATATATGAGGCCTTTGAGAATCACCAATTACATCTTGTCGAATAAAAGCTCTATCGACAGTAAGATCATCTTGTTGATATAATGGGTTATAAGTAACAATTACTCTGCCATAATGGAATCCATTTCCATTAATGACAACCTTCAAATGAAGCTTTCCTCGTAACAAATTAAAATTTGTAATACGATTAATAATTCTAGGATTCGTCAAGAATTCCCTCCAAGGATTAAAATTATTTTGAAAAGCTAAATTGTAAGGGTAATCAATTTCTCGAATTTTCAAAGGACGGGACAAAAAGTTAGCAAGTGACGCATCATAAAGTTGCGCACTGCGAAATGTGGAATCTGGTTCAGAATGCACTTCATACAATGAACCGGGCATCTTATCAGACCACATAATGTTTTGGGATTGAGTTTCGGCTTCTCCAAGCTTTACATTAAAAATTTCACTAATACAATTTGTTTTATCACTACACGACGCGTATTAAACCGTGTAGCTGCTATCCGTTGGTTGGGTGCCAAACCCTAACCTAAATAGGTTAATAAGACAATATGTGCAAGCCTCTACAAAATCGAGGGGGTGAGCTATCCTCTAACTTGCATGGTAAACCAATACACATATAATAAGTCGGTTTTAGGGGAATGTACATCCCAAGGTTCACTCATCAGAACCAAAATTGATTGTTTCTGGGCGATACAACTGTATCCATTTCTGAATTCTATCATCATAAGATAGGTTCAGTTCGGCACAGACGTGTTCCAGACCAGATGCTTTAGCAACTGCTTGCATCTGGGATTGTCGCATATTATAAACATCACGACCATGATTGAACCACTCACGAAGAGCACCATCAATATTCATGGCAGCAATCTCATTCAATGTAACAGGACTGCGTTTTCCATAAGTAACACAGTGAAGACTTTTAAAAATTGATTGCTCATCAAGAGCGCCAACACGAATACCTAACTCCGGAAGGTAACTAGAACGTCGTTTCAAAAACTCGACATCTTTCTGATTCATACGATCAGCTAGTTCACTTTCTTTATCAGGCATCGTGTAAACTTGTCCGTACTTTTCCAGAAAAGAAGAAATATTCTTAATACTGAACAACGGAACTTCAGGGCTAGCAGTACCAGCATTATCATCACCATAAGTGACCATACTGGCATATTCACGGAATTTCTTTCGTGAATCAAAAGTAGCATCAGTAGTGGGGTAGAAAGTGTAAAAAGCACAACGTAAATTGATACTTCCACACATTCCATTCAAAATAACAGTCAAAGAGTTACCAGAAATGTGAGATCCACACAACAGTTCAATAAGATCTCCATTAAAAGCAATAAGAGAATAAACAACATCTCCTGCCATAGCTTCCATCATAATAAGATCTTCCTCGCTATAATTACATTCACGAGCAAGATCAATAAGAATACGAAAAGAAGCAAGTAACACTTGACTTGGTAAACGCTGATCATATTTGCTATAATCACCAGCAATCCAATTTTCATCACCAAATTTCTCAAGAGCAGAAATAAGTTGTTCCCATTCATCAGAATGACAGTTAATACCAACTGCACACTCTGCCAAGATAGGATTCATTTGAAGAAAACGGATAATAGGTAAAAACAAACGACGAACCCAATAAGTTTGGGCAATACCATTTGCATAGAAAATACGGCATTTACCTTTAGCCATAGGCAAAACTTCATCCTTTTTGCAAGCTTTGGCAATATTATAAGCTCTAAATCCTGACTTATACAATTTGCCAACACGAGTAATTTCATCTAGAATATCCTGCTCAAAATCTCTTTTGCAAGGAAATTCATCATCAGGTTCCAATTCCACAAAATACTGGCTCTTAGCACCAGAAAGTGGAAAACCAATTGATGTACTAGATGTCATCGAATCGATAAACTTACATCCTACAATACCATTAATAGTTTGTAGGTGGGACAAAGGTTTCATGCTTTGCCAATAAGGCTGTTGCTTGATAAGATTAATCAATGGTTCTTTATAATCTTTAACAGCAACAGTGAGAAGGTCGATAGGGAAAGGCTTAGCAGGCTCTGCCATATTGGCAAGAGTTTTCTGATAAGCTTCCCATTCGGGCTTCATTTTGGGTGGACCCCAAATATTAGGAACACCACAAATATCCATAACATGCTCTGACGTAGGAGTAACTTTAACATCAGAATAATACGTAGTTTCACCGGGGCAAGAACCTAAATAATTAAATTCTACCTTGGGTGGCATGAAATTCAAAGGACTTTTGGGATGTAAAGGCTTATCAGTCAAAACCTTAACTCCTAATACTTGAGGAGAAAACATTCCTGCAGCTCCAGTGATAACATTACATTCCTTTTTCTGCAAAGCAGCAACAGCAGAAATAATGTCATCATAAAAGATCGTTCCAAAGCAACCTCGTGGTGTATCAGCTTGACCACCAAGGTGCAATCCTAAAAGGAACTTTTCACGAGAATCAGATAAAAGACAAGCTCCACAAAGACCACCAAATGTATTGATAGATAGACTACGGTATTCACCACCATAAAATTTCTCCAATGAATTTGATGTCATCTTCATGTTAGCATAACCCTTTGCTTCCATAATCTCACCATTCTTTTGTCTATAAAGCATGACAAAAGGACAATCTACAGGTTTAGATTTGGGAAACAAATGAGTAATATCTTTACGTGATCCACCACGTGAAGTATAACACAAAATAAAATCAGTGTTAGGAATGCGATAACCATTAGCTTGTTCAAGCACAAGATCAACAATTCCGCCAGGAGCAGAAGGATTCTTGTGATAACTGGTAACGGTAAGAACATCCAAATCTTTAAAATAATGATTCGGAATTAAAACTAAATTAGAAGCAACAAATAACAAATTAACCATATAACGTTTACCATCAACTTCAGCCGATCCATAGAAGAGATTACCATCAATAATATTCTTCATATGATCAAGAGTACTAGTCATAGCAACAGGTGAAATAACAGTTCTAGAACTAGTAGATCCATTCCAAACATTAATCTGATTACTACGAGCTTCAATCTCCTCAACAGAAGTGGGTTCAAGTGAACCTTGAATATCCAACTTCTTCCAAGTGAAATAAGCTCGAGCAACAGAATACAATGCTGCAATGCTCAAAGCTGATGCACACAAAATTTTAGCATACTTTTCTCGTTGAGCTTTAATAATAACAGTAACTCCATCCCGGCGAGATTTGAGTTCTGAAATATATTGCTCTTTTACACTAGACATAACATAAACAGAAGAAAAAGTAGCATATGAACACATAAATAAAAACATATAAAAATTAACAAACAACATAAAAAGTGGAAAAATCCACAAAAACATAAGCTGCTTCTTAGCTCGTTGTTCCAAATTCTTTCTATTATACCAGAAAATGGCACGACGAGCGAGCGGCATATCAAGAGCATCTTGATTTAAAAATGAGATCCAATCCCATGAATATTCAAATGCATAAGCTCTATTATAAAGAACATCAGTGGTGATATCCTTAAGAGCATTATACTTACTCTTGATATTTCGAACAGTGCGACGAGCTTTCAAACCATATTTACAAACTTTGTAGACGGTTGAAATGCCTACTTGGGGCTGAAGTTCATCACAATGTTCATTACAGAAACCTTTAAGTCTAATACATCCTTCATGCGGACATTTCTGGATAGTATTGACACGATTCAATTGAGAATTGACAATAAGTTTCTGATGCTGACGATGTTTGTCAAACTCATCAATAAGATAATTAATAGCTTCAATAGCACTAACATCTTTCATGAGTTTGCCATTATATTTAACAACATCATACGAAGCAGTTTCCGTACGTTTAGCAGGTTGTTTAGCCTGTTCAACAGTGATATTCCAAATATCATCAACAGCAGGTGGATTATAACCACCATCATTGTCCCTGTAACGAGCAAGGACAGCATCTTTATCAAGACAACCACGAGCATCAGTAAATTCAGGCTTAACTTTAACAGTAACACTCAACAAACGACGTTGAATAGAAAACGGACAATTACTGTAAGTACCAGCCTCAAGATTCTGAGTGTTGGTAGTAACGACAAGAAGTTTGGGCTCAACAAAACATTTGCCCTTAGCATCTATCTCCGCCTTCGGAGCATAGAAGCGTTCATTATTCATAATATCAATAATAGCACGAGTGGGATTAGCCTGCACAAAAGTGCTTTTCTCGTTGGCCATATCATCAATTTTACAAACAATTTTCTCGGAAGACCAATTGGACCAAAACTTATCGGCTGGATTAATAGTAGCACGATATTCTTTTTCCATAGGTAATCCTTGACTAGCTAGCAAGGCGTCAATAACCATTTCACCAAAAGTGGTTTTACCTTGACTAGAATCGCCATTTAACAAAACACCAAAAGGAGCTTCTCTGATAGAACCAGAAACTCGCATGGTTACATACTCGTTATCAATCATAGCTAACTTGTAAATTTTGTCATTGACGACCTTCTTTTCCATTCCTTTAACAGTTTGAGCTAATGCTTTGAATTGACTAGTAACGGTTTTGCCGCGCATAATAAATTCACTTTCGGTAACATTAGTAAACTTTTCAAGGTTTCCATTCTTAACGAAATCCCACCATTGAAGATACTCAACATACTGTTCTTCAAGTTCGTTGGCGGCAATGTCGCTAATAAGGAAAGGTTTCAAAGAACCTGTCTGAAAACACAAATACAAACCTTCAGCAAAGGACTTAATGGTAGAAAATAGAGCATCTACCAAATCCCATGCACTTGCATGTGTTTTGAGTAAATCAGGTTTAATAAGTTCAAAACCTCCAATAGAAAAGGTAAGACGAGAAGCATCACAAAGTCCAACAGTGACAAGAATTCCCAACAATGTAGAAATTTGTCCGAAAAATTTGTTAGACTTAAGGAGCTTCCAATTCTGAAAACATTCACGAATACTTTGTACCCATGAAGAATTTTCAGTTCCGCACTGGGGCTCAATACCAGATGCTTTAAACATATTAGTAAGATACTTAATAATGGCAATAGAAATACTTTGCGGGTATCGATTACGAATATGAGGAAAAACTATTCCAAAAAATTGAGAAACGCTTTGTACTTCACGAAGAGCGAAAAACAAAGAAACAAGGTCTTCAATTTGTGGAATAATATCATCTGGGAGCTGAACATTGGAGAACTTTGATAGATTCTCAACAAGTTCATTCACAGCGACAAGGGACGATAATCCAGAACCAAGAAATTCGGTTCCGAATTGCGGTTGAAATGACTTAGAGATGCCTGACGAGACAGATCTCCAAGCAGCTCTCTTCGAACCGTGCTCTGTGGTGCAGAGCTTTGATCCCTTGTAAGAGGGAACAATGGTACGGGGGGGCGCAAATGCGCGAGGCCTATTTTGTTCGCTTTCGACCTTATTTACTCTCTTAGAAATGACTTTCATGATAATAAATAGGCGGACTCCACTGGTGGTGGAGGTGGTACGAAAGGGCAGCAACAGACTGCGAAAACAAAATAAATGACGGAGAACGTCTTAAAAGACCTTACATAAACAAACGGCGAATGGCTCAAGCTATACTTAAGAACAAACCAAAGATCGGGCGTGGCGAACAACCCTACACTAGCAGTAACTAGTGCTGAAAGTTTTGGAAAGCAAGCTATATTGCAAAAGTTCCGGTACGTCGGATAAAAACAACTCCAAATTCTATATTAAATAACTACTAATTTTCGGTCTGCAACACGATGGAGGACAGGGCCATTTAAGGCAACTTACTCTTTCAGTAGAAATTAACAGCGAATTCAGGATTGTTAACTTCACTCAGTTGTTTATGTAAAATGAATTAAGCATCTACACTAAATCATTTAACATATACAAAAGACACCCTGGCGGGGTGTTACCACAAAAGACGTGGTATTTGGCGGTGATCATTAGAAGTTGGTCAGACTTCTTCACAAGGCCTACATAACTAGCAGCTAATCAATAGATTAGACTGACAAACTAGTAACCTTAGATTTTTCACATCACTCACACATTGCTGTGTTTGCAATAACTCTCTACACGCTAGAGAGACGGCATATAGCCGAGAGGGTGTTGAATTCCTTTTAGATCGGTCAACAACGATCAGTTAAATATGGAACAAGGTTAACAGCAGACTCACAAACGGTAAGACAAGAACAGGACGCGTACGTCCTGAACTGACACCTAGAGGAGACATACAGGAACGCGTACGTTCTAAATACTAAAACACAAGTACTTACTAACAAACTACACATGGGAGGTCCC